ACCTTATTTGGATCACGTACCTTCAGCAGGAATCCCATAGCTGAATCACCCTCTACAATCTTAAGAGTAGCGTCATCTTTGTTTGCTGCAATATGTTTAGCCACTTTAACTTTACGAAGGCTTTTTTGAGCCAACGTAGCAGCACGTTTATCTGCAGCAATTTTCTTTGCAAGCTGGGCCTCAATAATCGGATCAATAATAGATGGAGTATTGAGAATTTTACGAGCAAAGAAATCGGCTTCACGGATGCCAGAGGCAATTGCATGCTCTTTTACATTACCCATAGGATTCGTAAGACGTTCTTTTGTTTGGCTATCGAATTTGGGATTAGTAAAGTTTTTAGCAAACATGACGAACGTGAGACCATTCTTAATTGTCGACTTGACAACTTCGATTTTATGCTTACGCTTAATCATGGTTACCAATTCATCAAGGATACCATTCATAATAAAATCTACATAAGTACCACCTTGACGAGTATTCACACCATTTACAAATGAGTTAGTGCGGAAACCATCTTCTGACGATGTAATAAAGAAAGATAGATTATCAGTCTTTTCAACAATAGCTTCTTCAGCAAACATCTCAGAATATTTTTTAAGATTGTTTACTTTAATGCGGCGTTTATTGAAAGAGAAAGCAATTTCTGGAAATGCCATTTGAAGACTTGTCAAACGATCTTCAACAAGACTGATGGTATCCAATTCTTCTAAACTGTCGACTTCAAACAACGTAAAGTCTGGAACAAAAGAAACTTCAGTACCAGATCCTTCACTAACTGATTTTACATCGACATCAGTATCTTCTCCACCGTTTTTACATTTAACAACAATTTGCTTTCCGTTTTGCCAAGTTTTACCGACAAATTTTGAAGAAAGAAAATTGGTTGCAGCAGATCCAACACCATTTGTACCAATCGTTACTCGATTATCATCGAAGCTAGTACCGGCATTTACGCGAGTCCATGCGGCAACGGGACGAAGGATTTTTTCCTTACTAGTCTCATCGTAGATTTCGTCTTGAGGAATCCCGCGGCCATTGTCTGAAACGCTAACAACACCATTTTTGATTGTAACATCAATTTTATTGGCATACTCAAAGTTAGTACGTATGGCCTCATCGATTGAGTTGTCGAGAATTTCATCAATCATTTTGGATAGGGCAGGAACATACAAAGCTGTTTTCCATTGCCCCATAACAAAACGTTCGACCCATTCTTGAGAACTTGAGCCCATGTACATACCAATTCGTTCACGAACGTGTTGGCGTGCAGTTAATATTCTAAAGTCTTCAACCACGTATTATTACTCCATAATATAAGGTTTACATATTTCCAATCCAGTGAGTGCAATCATCACAAGGGTCATCCCACATGTGGGGAATGTCTTGCATGCAATCTCCCGTGCTTGTTTCTGATTTCATATTTATTACTAACGCAATTTACCATTCAGATAAATACTATCATACAACTCTAGTATTGTCAACAGGAAATTTCATATGATTACAAATTATTTATCGCCAGTATCATTCGTGGCTGTGATAGAAAGACTACCTAATGTAGAATTCTTTACTCAAAGGTTTACGATACCTTCTGTATCTGCAACACCACCTGTTCAAGTGTCGCCAATACATAATATATATAAGACTCCGGATCGTTTAGAATATTCCGATCTAGATCTTTCGTTTATTATTGATGAACATATGAATAACTACCAAGAAATTTTAAGATGGATGGAAGGTATAGGAACACCTGAGTCGACAGATCAATTTGATACACTTCAAAGAGGAAAGTTTGGTATTACTTCAGATATTACGGTTATCGTAAAAAATAGCGCACGTAATCCGGAAAAGAAATTTACTTTTACTGAATGTTTTCCAACTTCATTGAGCCCTGTTCAGTTAGATGTTACTGGAAGTGACGTAATCTATCCTGAATGTGTTGTAACTTTTAGATATACAAACATGAAAATGGAAAATATTAGTTGACAATTTTGAAATCTATGATAGAATAATATAGTACAGATCTGCATAGAAGGTATATAATGAGCACTGATGATATTAGCGAAATGTGGGCAGTCGACTGTCGCATTGATGAAACAAATTTGATGGGCGAGTCTAAGAAGATTCCAGAACTCCATAACAAGTATTACACCTTATATTATAAGGAAGCTCTTAAAGTTAAAAAGCTTCGTTATGATTATAAGGAACTTGAACTTGCTAAACGCGAGTGGTTTGATGGTTCTATGGCTGAAGAAGATCTACGCGAGCGTGGATGGAAACCATATCAGAAAAAAATCCTTCGTAACGATATAGATAAATATTTACAATCGGATCGAGATATTATTAACTTGAGTTTAAAAATAGATTATCATTCTACTCGAGCAAATTTTCTTGAAGATATTATTAAAACCATACATGGCAGAAACTTCGTGATTAAAAATATGATCGATGTTCTCAAGTTTCAACACGGAGAATACTAAATTATGACTGATGTGATTCAGGTTGAGCAAAAAAATGCTGTACACCTTGTGGTGACTGCTGATCCTGGCACGCGTCAAGAAATTGCTGAGTATTTTTCATTTAAACCAAGTGGCTATCAATTTTCTCCGGCGTACAAGAATAGAGTATGGGATGGTGTAATAAGATTATACCAACCACTAAGACCAGTGCTATACGTTGGGCTATTCCCTCGTCTTAAAAAATTCTGTGAAGATCGTGGTTATGAATTACAAGCACCAAATAATCTAATGTATGGAGAGGAAGTTCCAGATGATTACGGTTACCATTTGGCTGAAGAAATTAATTGTAAATATAAACCACGCGATTACCAAAATCAATACATTGTTGATGCAATCAGGGATTCAAGATCACTCTCCTTGTCTCCTACATCTTCTGGCAAATCGTTAATCATTTATCTTATTCAGCAACATTATTGGAGAGCCTATGAACATAGGACTCTTATTATTGTTCCGACTATTTCTCTTGTACATCAAATGGCTGGAGACTTTGTCGACTATGGATGTACTGACGAGATTTACAAAATTCAAGGCGGTGTTGATAAGAATACAAATGCTCCTATTGTTATCTCTACATGGCAGTCATTAATTAAACAACCAAAAGATTGGTTTGCTCAATTTGGTGTAGTACTTGGAGACGAAGCACATAATTTCCAAGCCAAATCATTACAAAAAATCATGGAAGGCTTGAGTGAGTGTTATTATCGACATGGATTTACTGGTACTTTAAAATCAGAAGAAAGCAAAACACATCGTTTAGTTTTAGAAGGTTGTTTTGGTGGCGTACGTAAACATGTAACCACTAAAGATCTTATGGATCAGGGCACTGTTGCTGATTTCAATGTAAAGGCAATTGTACTTTCTCATCATCCAGATAATCGTAAAAAATTTAAAGATGCTCTTAAACAAGTTTCTCAGGCAAGTAAAAAGTATCATGCTGAAAGAGAATTTATTGTTAATAATCAAAAAAGAAATCTTTTTATTAGAAATTTGTTGTGGACTCTTGAAGGACAAAATAACTTGGTATTGTTTGATCTTGTTGAAAAGCATGGTAAGCTACTTGAGCCTCTTCTTAGAAAAGAGGGACGAGAGTTACATTTCATTTATGGTGGAACCAAAGGTGAAGAACGTGAAAACATTCGACATCTGATCGAAAATGACCCTATCAAACGACATGATATTCTTGCATCATATGGCGTGTTCTCAACCGGTGTAAACTTGAAAAAACTCGACAATGTAATCTTCGCTTCAGGATCCAAATCTGAAATCAAAGTATTACAATCAATTGGTCGTGCCCTTAGGAAGGGCAACGACGCCGATAAGGCGACTCTGTATGATATTGCAGATGATCTCTCGATTGGCTCATTTGAAAACTACACTCTCCAACATTTTAAGAAACGTATTGAAATCTACGGGAATGAACAGTTTCCATTTAAAGTATATACAGTTGATATCTAATATTATTTTATAGAGCCATAAGGCTATTATACACCAACCAGAAAAGTTGTCAACAAGTTTTTTCAAGTTTATCAAAAAAAAAAATAGTTGACAATATTTCACAACTGTGTTAGTATATAACTAAAGTACATAAAAAGGAGGCTATATGATGGCTAAAAAACGGGTTACTCGTAACTACGTAAACAACAAAGACCTTCTTGAAGCACTGATTGCATATCAAAAAGATTGTAGAGAAGCTGAAGATGCAGGCGAAGAAAGGCCGCGTGTTCCGGACTACATTGGCACATGCATTTATCAGATCGCTACAAGACTGGCAACAAAACCAAACTTTTCAGGATATTCCTACAAAGAAGATATGATCTCAGATGGTATTGAAAACTGTCTGTTGTATATTAACAATTTCAATCCTGAGAAATCTCAGAATCCATTTGCATATTTTACTCAAATTATTTGGTACGCATTCCTACGCCGTATTCAAAAAGAAAAGAAGCAAATGTATATTCGTTTTAAATCATCACAACAATTGCTATCACTCGGTGAAACATATTCTGGTGAAGGTCAAGAATTGCAATTAACAAGTAGTGCTGACTATATGAATTCATTTATTTCAGATTTTGAAGAAAAGCTTGAAAAAGATAAGGAAAAGAAAAAGTGAAAATAGCAATAGTAACTGACATGCACATCGGTGTGCGTGGTGACTCTCTTGTCTTTCTCCATCATCAAGAAAAATTCTTTAAAGAAGTATTTTTTCCGTATATTGATGAACACGACATTAAAGTAATTTTTGATCTTGGAGATACTTTTGATCGTCGTAAATATATTAATTATGTATCACTTTCTCGTGGTAAAAAATTCTTTTTTGATGAAATTGAAAAACGCGGGATTGAATATCACGCTTTAGTCGGTAATCATACAACTTATTACACAAATACAAATGACGTAAATTCTATGAATTTGCTTTTACGTGAATATAAAAATTTCCATATCTACGAAGATGGGTGTACTGAAGTTGTAAAAGGTTCTACTAAGTTTTTGATGGTACCTTGGATCAATAATACCAATTATAAATCTATGGTAGATGAAATCAGAGAATCTGATGCACAAGTTTGTCTTGGTCACTTTTCAATCCAAGGATTTGAAATGATGAAAGGCCAGGTATGTGATCACGGTCTAACTAAAGAATTGTTTACAAACTTTGAATCAGTTTACTCTGGTCATTTCCACCATCCATCTAAATATAATAATATTGAATATATCGGTTCCCCGTACGAAATGAATTGGTCTGATTATCAAGGTAAACGTGGTTTCCGTGTTATTGATACAGAAACTCGTGAACTTGAGTGGATTTTAAATCCAAATCCAGTATTTTTTAAAATCGAATACGATGATGCTGATATGACTATCGAGGACATTGCTAACCTCGAAACAAATATGTTGACAAATGCCTATATTAAGGTTATAGTAAAAAATAGAACAAATCCGTACATTTATGACCTGTTCTTGAATAAGCTTACAGAGTCTGGAGCTGCTGATGTTAAAGCAGTCGAAGATTCACTTAATCTTGAATCTGAAGGATTAAATGAAATTCTCGATGAAACTAAAGATACCAAAGATATTCTGCATAGTTACATTGACGCATTTGAAACTAAAGTCGACAAAGTACATATCAAACGTATTGTTGATGAATTATATATTGAGGCATCTAGTATTTAATGAAAATTGATTTTAAGAAAATACGATATAAGAATCTCTTATCATCGGGTAATGCATATACTGAAATTCTTTTCGACAAAAGCAAAACAACTCTAATCTCTGGTTCAAATGGTAGTGGTAAATCGACATTGCTCGATGCCATTACTTTTGCTTTGTATGGTAAAGCATTTCGTAAAATTAATAAGCCACAACTTATTAATACAATTAACCAAAAAGATCTTGTAGTTGAAATTGATTTTAATATTGGCGTAAATCGATATACGATTCGACGTGGATTAAAACCAAACTTCTTTGAAATTTATTTGAATGATGAACTTGTGAACCAAGATGCTGCTGTTCGTGATTATCAGCAATATCTTGAACAAAACATTCTTAAATTAAATTATAAATCTTTTACACAAATTGTTGTATTGGGTAGTGCTACATATGTTCCATTTATGGAGCTTCCTGCACATGCTCGCCGTGAGATTATTGAAGATCTTCTAGACATCCAAGTCTTTAGTACTATGAATATCTTACTTAAGGATAAGATGAGTAGTAATAAAGAAAGTATTACAGAAAACTCTTATCAAAAAGATCTTGTTGAAACTCGTATTGATTCTGCAAAAGAGCATAATGAGTCTATTCGACAAATGAAAGAAAAAGAAGTCGACAAGATCAAAGATAAAATGAAAGAGCATCTCGATACTATCGAAAAAGAGAAGCATGCAATTCTTCAAATTGAAGATAATATCGAAGAGCTTATTAAAACAATTAGTGATAAGTCTGATATTAAAGATAAAAAAGATAAAGCCAAATCCCTTTCTTTAGATCTTAAATCTGCTTTGCGTAATCACACCAAAGAACTTTCATTCTATCACGATAATGATAATTGTCCTACATGTAAGCAAGGCATCGATCATGATTTCAAAACAAACATTATTACAGAAAAAGACAAGAAGGTTGTTGAAATTCAATCTGGTTTGAAAGATCTAGAATTAAAAATTACTGAATATGAGAATCGTTTAGAAGAGATTTCAAATGTAGAAGACGAAATCAAAAGTTGGAATCTTACAATTGGAGACCATAGAGCAACAATTAAAGTTGCTAAAAATGCTCTTGTGCAATATAAAAATGAATTAACAACAGCAGAAGAAGATGTTGAAGCGGTTGATATGACTAAGCTAGTTGAATATTATGACCAGCTCAAAGTTATTAATGATCGTCAAACAGAACTCTTTGCTGAAAAAGAAGTTATGTCTGTGGTAGCTGCAATGCTTAAAGACGGTGGTATTAAGGCCAAAATAATTAAGCAATATGTACCAGTAATGAATAAACTTATCAATAAATATTTGAGTGCATTTGATTTGTTTGTTGATTTCCAGCTTGATGAAAGCTTTAATGAAGTAATTAGATCTCGTTTCCGTGATACATTTTCTTATGCTTCTTTCTCAGAAGGTGAAAAGCTTCGTATCACACTTTCTATTATGTTGTCGTGGCGCTCGGTAGCAAAGTTGCGTAACTCTGTTTCAACCAATTTGCTTATTCTTGATGAAACTCTTGATGGTGCACTAGATGGTACTGGTATTGAAATGCTAATTGATACACTACATAATCTAAATGCTGATGATAACATTTTTGTTATTTCTCACCGTGGGCATCAATTTGGTGATAAGTTTATGTCTCACATCAAATTTGAAAAAGTAAAGAATTTTAGCGAAATTGCTGCGTGAAAGGCCGATAATGACTCAGTTAGTATCTTTTGATATTCATGATTGGAAAAAAAACTATATTAAGGATGACCCAGTTCGTCCTCACCTGGACATGGAATGGCGAATGCAAGATGGCCGTGAAGTCTTTGGTCTTGAAGATGAATATGGTATTATGAAATCTGTAGTATGTGTTGCATTTACTAATGGTGTTGCTATTACAGAAGAAGAGCTAAATAATACAAAAGATCCAGATACTGCGATGTTTTATACCGTATGGAGTTATACAAAAGGTGCTGGCCGCGATATTATTTTTAATGCAGTAGATGTTATTAAAAGAGATTATCCACATATTAAACGCTTTGTAACTCTCAGCCCATTAACAGAAATGGCTGAAAAATTTCATTTGAGGAATGGAGCAGTATTTTTAAGA